GCCTCCATCCGTCACATCGTCGAGTCTACGCTCGCGACCTACCTCTCGACCCAGACTGGGCTGACCACGGTGTCCTTCCTCACAGGGGACAACGCCGCGACCCAGACCCTGCCCAAGGCCGTCGTCCTGTGCGACTCTGCCCGACCCCCTGCCAGCCTCCCCGATGGCGAAGGGAACTACGACTGCTCGGTCCGCATCACCCTGTTCTCGAATGCCGACGACACGACCCTAGCCGATCACCGCACCCGGTGTGCCGCCCTGGTCGGGAATATGCGTGACCTTGCCAGCATTAAGGCCGCCTTTGTCTCTGGCGGGGACGCTACTTGCTACGACGTGGGCATCGTTTCCGAGGACGAGGGGATTGACGAGCGCAGCTGGGCGACCTCCTTTGCCTTTAGCGTCATCACGGTCCTAGCCCCGTAAGGTTTCCAACCCTTGCAAAAGTAATCATGGCTGCCGTATCTACTGGAACTACTTGCCTCTTTGGTGTCGCGGGGACGGTCACGAACCTTTTCGTGCAATCATACTCGGTTAACTCGACGTTTAACCTATCGGGTACGGTAGCCGACGAGACTGGCCTGACCAAGACGGCCCGCTACGACGACCGTAAAACGGAGATTACCGTGGACGGCATTTGCAAGACCTCTGGTATGCCGGTCCTTGGTGCTAGTTTCTCTTTCACGATTAACGCCGACACGGCCTACCCAAGCGGCTCGGCCTCGGTGTCTTATGTCGGTACCGTAACCGCTGTAACGCAGAAGGGCTCTAATAAGGACTTTACCTCGGTGTCTATCACGGCGACCGACTACGAAGGCGTCACGCCTTAATTGACCCAGCCCCCAGTAGGGGCATAGTCACGGCGTGGACCCTCGCTTCCTGAACGCCTACATCGACCCGGCTCCGTTTAAGTTGCTGGGTCGTTCGCTATACCCGTGGTGCCTTAAGTACCGCGTGAGGCTTATGGCCTTTAACTCCCCGCTGATCACGGGCGACCGCGGCATCAGCCCCGCCGACCTTATCTTTGCCTGCAAGGTATGCGCCGAAGAACCTCTTGGACAGATTGGCTGGGTAGACAAGTTACGCATCCTAAGCCTCAACCGCAACCCGGCTAAGTTCGAGGCCATGCTCAACGCCTTTGCCGGCTATATCCTTATTCACGACTGGCCTAAGTTCTGGGAGCAGGACAAAAGCAAGAGCGGTGGCGACAACGGTTTGCCGTGGCCCCTGGCTATCGTCGCCAACCTGATCGCGTCGGGCATCCCAGAGCAGCGGGCTTGGGAGATGCCGGAGTGTCAGGCCATCTGGCTCAATACCGCCCTAGCCTTACGCAAGGGGGCTGAGGTTAAGATAATGACCCCAGAGGACGAGGCCTTCATGGCGTCAGAGGCAGCGGCGGCTGCTTCCACTTCGGCAAAGGAGAAGACCGACTAACATGGCCCAATCCCTAGAAGTAAATATCAAGACGACCTCGGACGTTCCCCAGGCTATGGACAAGGCCAAGGCGGCTACGTCTGGTTTTCAAAATCAGTTAAACGACATCGGCAAGAAGTTCAGCAATTCATTTAAGGACATTGCCTTGGGGTTTATCGCCCCAATGATTTTAATCCAGTCGGCTATCTCCTTTATTAGCGGCGCCATTGCAAAGGCTAAACAGGAAGCCAAAGAGGCATACGACTTTGCCGTCAAAGGTGAGTCAAAGTACCTAGACCAAACGACCATTAAACTCGCTCAAGACCGTAGGGCTAAAGAGGACGATGCTAAGGAACAAGAGATGGCTAAAAAGGCCAAACAAGAAGAACTAGAGGCAGAACTTAAAACTCGAGAACAACGCTCAAGTATCGCAGACGAAATTGGAGGCTTTCGGGGCTTTCGTTTAAAGTTTGGTTTAGACGCTAACTCTGCCGAAGCGATGGCTAAGGACAAAGACGTTCAAGATATTATCGCTAGACGGGTCGCCGATAGAAGTTCTGGAACGGCTGTCACCGCCGCGACCCCCACTGGCCCAACATCTTTCAAGACCCCCGAAGGCTTCGGCAATGTCGTCGGCGTCGGCGCTAACCCTGTCATGGAGGCGATGACCATGCAGCTCGAAGAGTCCCGCAAGCAGACCGCCCTCCTTGAGTCCTTAAACAACAAGTCACCGGGCGGCGGTGTCCCGACTGACTTCACTAAATCCCCAATCCCATCCCGAGCCTCTATGCTCCAGGGCAGCAAATAATCTCCACCAATGGCTATCGTAAACACAGGCGACACTCTCGTCACCCCTATCCTTCAGTCTGGCTGGACCGTCGTCTCGGACGGCTTCGGACTGCACACATCAGTCAGCGTCTATAAGGCCGACTACACCTCCTTGTTAACTGCCTTCCTGGTCAAGGGTACGGCCCACCCAGACCCTGCCTATACCTACCTTAAAATCGACAAGTGGCGTATCAGCTGGGACGCTTTAGACATGGCGACGGTCACGGTGGACTACGTTGGCATCGACCCGTCGGTAAACAGCGGCGCCCGCACTAACCCCAACACCTCCTCGGCTAACGGCCTCACAAGCGAACCGCTTACCTCGCACCCTAACTTCTTTACGGCGGACCCACTCTTTGCGGGCGTGATTGCCGGCGCTGGTCCATATACCGAAGATACCCTTGGCCCACGCGTGCAGTCAAAGACAACACCTAAGGGACCAGACACCTTGTCTTTTACTGGTTCTAATGGAGCCTGTTTTGAGTCCGAAGACGGTGGTCGCTTTATCGGTTTCGTAGATCCCATCTACCCAAGTTTTTACGGTAAGACTAACTACCTTGCAACGGTCACTTCTTACTCTGGCGTAATGTATAGCACCCAACTTGCCGACGTTCAGGCGCTGCTTGCTCTTCTTAACACGGCAACCGCCACCGCGACTTGGGGCGTCTTTGAACTTTTACCCTCTTGGGCTCCTATTGGTACGGTCGTAAACATTGGAAACGTTAACCTTTTATCCCAAGTTAACGTCGAGCAGTTCGGTGCCCTGTATAAAATCAACTACGAGATCCGCTACTCTAAGACCGGCTGGGACGACTACGTCTACACCAACATCTGATGAGCATTCAACCAGGAGTAGGGTTTTCCTTTAGCACTTCAGTCCACGGCACGACGCTGGACATTAACCAGCCTTACACGGACCCGGCTCCATTCGTACCCCCTGAGCAGTTCAAGGTCGTGATGGACGGGGACAAAGCCTACTTTAGCAAGGGTCATACCATTTCGCGGCAAGGTCAGATTTCCAACTGCTTAGTTCACTACAACCTTATCAGTTTAGCAGTCTACCCAACTGGCTCCAAGACTGCGGCCCCCACCGCCCTCACGGACTACATGGACGACGGCGCCTCCTTTACGCTGGTACCACCAGTCGCTCCAGCTACTAACAAGGTCTATAACTTTTCAATAATCGTTAACCAATATAACGTCTTTAGCGGAACGCTCTTAGCCGGAGTTCCCTATGCGGCCTTGATGGAGGTCGACGGCGACGCGTATGATAAGACTACCCCTGGCTTTGATGAGTCCGGCTGCGACGCTCACACTTGGGTTAGCACGTTTCGACGCAGACCCGTCACGGTTACAATTCCAGAAGACCCATACGAAATCTCGGGCAACCTTGAAATCGAGCAAGAGAACAAGGTTCAGAACTACAACTGCCAACGGCTCAAGGTGGCGACAATCTTTTGGCAAGACGCGTCGTCTTCTTGGGGCGTGGTCCAAAACCTCCTCGGGCCGATCACAATCCCGCATAACTTCTGCTATATCGGTGCTTACCCCTATGTAGATGAGGGAGACGACCCATTTACCCCGCCCGACTGGTGGACGAGTCCTTCTTATGCAACGGAGCAAGAGGACTGGGAGGGTGCCTATTCTGACTCTGAAAAGTGGGACGGGACTGGCAGCGACCCAAGCCAACAGATTAACGCCTGACCCCCTTCCACTTCCCGCATCAATAAGACGCCATGACCTGCTCGACCTCAGTCACTTTCAAGCGCGGCACGACCTTCGCGGGGACCGTCACCTACAACCCCGAGGCCGGCGGTCCGGCTAACTTGCTCACGACCACGGTGACCTCTTCGGTCATCGACTACTCTGGGGCGGTCTACCCCTTGACGATCACGATGGCGGGTAACGGCCTGTCCTTTGTGGCCTCATACTCCCCGACCGACGCTTGGACCCTAGGCGGGGCTCGGTG